CGGCTACGGCAACGTCTACGGCGACGGCTACGGCAACGTCTACGGCGACGGCTACGGCAACGGCGGCGGCAACGGCTACGGCAACGGCGGTATACTATGACCCCCAAACCCCAGTCTAATAAGACTATAGATGAAACTCTAAAGATTTTTGGCTTTTTTGTGGCTAATGATAAAACTGCTAGTAAAAAAATACGCAAACAGGCTTTAGAAACCGCCAAACAAGCCATCACCCAAGCTATGCTAGATGCTTTGCCCGAGAAGAAAAATATAGATTACCGAGAAGGCTATACAGGCAACAGAATATCAGAGGCAAAAAGCGAAGGCTTCAACCAAGCAATAGACCAAGCAATCAAAAATATAAAGGAGTGTATCAATGGCTCACACAGCTAAAGTACTACCCGAAAAGGAATACCAGAATATTCACTATTGGGTAACCAGCAATTTTGGCAAAGCAGACCACTGTGAAGATTGCTTGGGTATAAACGCTAAAAGATTCTCATGGGCTAATATCAGCCACAATTACTTACGGGATATTAGAGACTGGAAACAGTTGTGTTATCCGTGCCACTTCACGCTAGACGGAGTTACGAAAGAAATATGTGGCAACGGTCATCTCATGTCAGCGGATAATATCTATTACGATGTTTCTCGGAACAAACGTAACTGTCGGGGTTGCCGAGCTATGGCGGACAGAAGCCGAAAAGAGCGAGAAAAGCAAGCTAAAATGGAATCAGAGCAGCTATTAAACTAATTGGAGAGAAATAATGAAAATCTTAAACCTCTATGCTGGTATTGGAGGAAATCGTAAGTTATGGGGCGATGGACACGAAATTGTAGCGGTTGAAAGTAACCCAGCGATAGCAGATATTTATAAGCATTTCTTTCCAAAAGATACAGTCATTGTAGGAGATGCTCACCAGTACCTACTTGACCACTATAAGGAGTTTGACTTTGTTTGGAGTAGTCCACCCTGCCAAACCCACAGTAGCTTTAGGTTTAATATAAATGTCAGGTTCCGCGGCACACCAGCCAAATTCCCAGATATGACTTTGTATGAGGAGATAGTTTTTTTACAATATCACGCTCCAGACAACTTGAAGTGGTTAGTAGAGAATGTTAAACCATACTATCCTGCATTAGTGAAGCCGACCAATATCCTACAAAGACATCTGTTCTGGTCTAACTTTGAGGTGCCAGATAAAAAGTTTGCTAAGGACATGATACGCTCTGCACAGATACCAGACCTGCAAGCTAAACATGGGTTTGACTTAGGCGAGTTTAAGATAAAAGATAAACGTCAGATATTAAGAAATTGTGTAACACCTGAGCTGGGGTTGCATATATTAAACGCAGCCATAAAGAAAATAGGAGGTGAGTGATGAGTAATACAATATACGATATGGAGTGTGATACCTGTAGAGGTACTGGACTTGTTGATGTTCTGGTCGACGAGACAATTACAAAATACGGGGAACACATAATTGGTGATGACTGGACGAAAATTGAAAATGTTTTCGTATGGTTTAAGGCACTTTATAAAAAACCAGAGTGGAGGGGCATACCTTGTTACTTATATGAAACACCATCTGGTGAATACCTTGCACCCTTCTGTGGTGAACTAATTAAGGTCGTTAAAGATACCAAGAACGAATACCGTGAATCTTTTTCTCTAAAGGATAACGAACTAATGGGGGGAAAGTGCTAACAACTGTATACATATTCCCACCACTACCCGACTTAATACTATCAATAATATAAGGGGGCGCGATGAAAATAGATATAGTTTTTACAAAGAATGAGTTAGAGCAGTTATTACTTGGCGTTTGTTATGAGTGGACATATGAGAGTGATACTGGTGAAACAGTAAAAGTACATTTATGTAATTCAGAAACGGTATAAGATGGTTAATAAAAGTGAAGTAAAGGAGTAATGACATGGATAGAACAGATATGTTACTTATTGAAGGTTTATTATTTGGTGCAGGATTTTTGGTGGGGCTATTCGTGGGGCTTTTTCTATGAACCCCAAACCATCATGACATTTATTACTGATTATGCTATAATGCACCTAACTATTAGTACTTAAAAACAGACAAAGACCTACTCTCCATCTTCTAATGGTATTCCTAGTAGGTTGGATAGCAACATATATCCATGCTCAGTAGATTGCACACTACGTCTACTGAGTCCTGTTGCTACTTTGTTTGAGTTTAAGAAGTTAAGCTAAGTAAACGAAGGGACGCAGTTCATGGCCAAAGAAACCATTAAATCCGAAGACATCTCAGACTTATTTACGCAAGAGGGAATACAAAAACTTAAAAAGGGAATGTTACTACGCTTTGACCATGAAGGCTCACCAACAGAACTAATTATCACTTACATCAACAAGAAGTCTGGCAAGGTTAGGGCAAGACAAGCAACTACTTATGAACCTAAGGATGTAACAGTTGAGAAAAAAGTAGACAATGCCTAAACTTACAGTCAAAGAGGCTAAGTTAGTACAGGCTAAGGCAAAAGGACTGACACATAAGCAGGCAGCAGAGGCGGCAGGCTACTCAATGAGGGGTAAAGACACAAGCATTATATCTACAGCAGGTCAGACGCTTAATAAACCACATGTTAAGGAAGCACTAAATATAGCGTTAATAAAACACGGCATAGATTTAGATAGTAGCATAGCCCCAATAGGCAAAGCACTACACGCTATGAAACAAAATGAGTTCACTGGTGAGATCACAGAAGACATTAAAACACAGCTTATGGGTAGTGATAGAGCATTAAAACTTATGGGCATCGGGCAGGATAGAGATGGTGGTAGTACTCACTATCATCTACATCAAGCAGAGCAGAAAGCAAAGTACGATTTATGATTGACTTAACCACCTACCCTAATCCATTACAGAACACTCCACCAATCATAGACACTGGGTTCAAAGCATCTAGCTACGAACTATTTATGTCAGATAACTTTAAGATTATAGACAAGAACAAAGAACCCGTATCCTTCTTCGCTAATCCAGCGCAACACTCACTTAATTGGCACATGCAGTACTACCTAGACATCTTGGTACTTAAAGCTCGTAAGATGGGGTTCAGTTCAGATGCACTAGGTATAGCAGTTACTAAATTCCTAATGGGGCATAACGAGAAATGTATCTCTATGTCATTTGACCAGACTGCTTCCGAGAAGCAACTAGCAAGAGCTAAGTACTACATTAACAGCTATGAGAAAAAGAATAAAGTTAAAATACCCTACAAGTACAACTCTAAGAATCAGATGGTGTATGAGGGTACTTATATAAACAAAGATGGTGAAGAAGAATCATTCCAAAACATACTGCAAGTAGGTACAGCTCGCAACACAGACTTTGGACGTGGTGATGATATAACATTCCTACACTTAACGGAAGTATCATTAGCTGACGTTCTATCACTTATGGCAGGTGTTGGTGAGGCGTGTCTACCTGGCGCACATAAGATATTTGAAACTACAGCGGCAGGGTTCAATGAGTACAAGAAATTCTGGGATGCTGCTATGCGTGGAGATAACGATTTCGCAGCACTATTCTACTCACCATACTGGGAATACTCACAAGAATATGTAGAAAAGAAACGCAGAGACTTAGGTAGACTAGGTGCGCAAGAGTTTCCTTTGACAGCCCTCGAAGCGTTCCTAACATCAGGTTTACCTTACTTTGATCAAATGGCCATGATTCAATACCAAAAAGAAACTTTGCAGATTAAACCTATAGAAGCACAAACTATTGACAAAGACATGTTTAAGCAGTTCAGAAAACTGAATAGCGGTGAGTTTATTCTGGTGTTTATAGATACAGCAGGAGAGGGAAGCGACTTTAACTCCGGCATGTTCATCAGTAAAAATAGACTCGACATACCAATACAGTTGAGCTATGAAGGTTCAATAATAGATGTAACACCTGCACTAAAGATAGTGCTTGAATGGATTTATAAAGAAACAGGGGTTAAGCCAGTTGTATGCTATGAAACTAATAATGGGGGTGGTTATGAGCTAGAGAGACTATCAAGGTTAAATCGTGACCAGAACTATACAATCTACTACCAGTACAAGCTTAACAGTGAGGGAGAACTAGAACGTACAGATAAGATGGGGTGGAATACCAACACTGCCACCCGACCCGTAATGCTAACTGGCGTAGAAGAACTTGTAAACAACCATTTAGTTACGATCTACAGCGACAATACCGCAACTCAGATGTTCTCATTCGTAAAGAAGAAAACACCATCGGGGTGGAGGGCAGAAGCAGAAACAGGTTCGTTTGATGATGACATCATGGCACTTGCTGGAGCATGGCAGATGTATCAAACAGAGAACCCACCAGTCGTGTATAAACCACAGCAACAATATAAACCAACTAACTTTATGGTATAGGAGAATAAAGTGAAAGATATGCAATTCGGTAAGATAAGTACTACAGAGTCATACTTTGGTGGCAAACTAAAGTCTACTAAAAAAGAATACTCGATACCCGAACTGATAACAGACCGTTCACAGGCTCTTGGTGAGATAATGAAAGCACTAAATCTTATAGATACTAAAGAGACATCCAACATCACTATAACCGTTCAAGCAGACCCCAAGACTCACAACATCAAGCTTATTACTAGGTCATACACTGTGGAAAAATAGAGAATACTATATTTACAATTATAAAAATGGTATAATACAAACATAATTTAATCGACTCGACTCGCCTCGCCGTAGATAGTCCAAAAGGAACATCTGCGGCAAATGATTTATCTTACCAAAGCGGAACTCAAGGACGCTTACTACGAAGCTGAGAGACATTCTAAGGACTGGTTCAAGCCGTTTGATGAATACGAACGCATAGCTGGCAACAAACTATCCAAGACTCTTGGCAAGAACATGCCACGCGTAAATGATGGCTCTCTAGCTGCTTCACTTATTGAAACCCCTATGCAAGTACTACCTGCCATGCAAACAGGTAAGTTTACCTCTACTGATAGAAAAGAAGCATGGCTAAACGAAATAGCCAACATTATCTGGAATACACAGATAGTACCTAACTCTAATACCCAAGCCTCATTCTTTGATAAAGAACAAATCGCACTCTATAGAGCATTAAAGTATGGCGCACAACCACGTTACAACTTCTTTGTAGGTACTGAAACCTACACAGGCTCAGATTGGTCACTGCCATACGTCAGAAACGTAAAGCTAGAGCCAGGCAAGTTCTCTGTTGATGACTGCGATTACGTATTCCTAGATATTTACTTTACCAAGATACAACTAAAAAAGATTATCGAACGTGCCGGCAAGGGTGAGGGTGGCTGGAACGTCAAGGTATTAAAGAAGCTTGCAGATATGTCTATGACTTCTAAAGAGATGGAGGAACAGAATATCAACGAGCGAGACAAGCAAATCTCTAGCTCTGGTATAAAGACAACTGTTTGTTTCAACAGAGGTATTGGTGCTCCTTTCTACATGTTCTCTAAACACTTAGAAGTAGGTGAGTGTGCGCGTGAATGGACTAACCCTGACCCAACGGGTGATTTACCTATTACTATGCAGTATTGCTATGAAACGCTTGAATCTCCTTACGGCATAGGACGTATTGAACTAGCAGGCCCAACTCAGAACGTACTAGACTACATGACTCAGGCACATGTACTAGCTACTCAGATAGGACTACAACCAGTTACAAAGATTAGTGGCTCTATTGAAAGTGCCAACTTAAACTCATTTACACACACCCCTAATGCACTATGGATGACAGGTCAAGCCGATGTACAGATTATGCAGAATACTAACTCAGTCTACACACAATTTCCTGCTAACTTCGGACTATATAAATCACAACTGCAAACACTGCAAGGTCGTACTGACGGCTCTGTATCAAGTGAATCAGGCAACCCAAGCTTCTCTAAGACTCAAGCCGGCGTACAGATGCAACAAGAACGCACTAACGCTCAAGACAACTACCTAAGAAACAAGGCCGACAATGCAAGTGCAAAGATGGCTACCAAGATGATGAACGTACACATGGCTCAGATGGAAGGTGCAGACATACTTGACATAGCTGAAGATGACTTAGAACGACTATTAAGCTATGGCTATTTAGACGACAACCCTAATACACCAGAACCATCTATCGGTGAGCTACCAGTAATCTACGAAGATCTAAAAGCTACGTTTAAGTTTGAATATGACGCACGACCAGAATCAGACGAAGACGAGAAAAACAGATGGGTAGAGCTTATAGACATAGCTACTTCTAATCCTAATCTTATACCTGCAATGCAAATGAGTGGATGGGAATTTAACCTAGGCGAAGCATTTAAGAAGGTAGTCGGTGCAAGCGGTACTACTGGTGCTGAAAAGGTACTGACTCAGATAGAAGCTCCTCAGACGGGGGGTGGTGTTGATGAGATGGGTAATCCAGTTGATGAAATGGGCAACCCGATAGAAGAACCAATGACGGAAGAACAGATGATGTCTGACCCAATGGCTGAAGAATCACTAGCCCCTGAAGATGAAGAACTGCTAATGACTATGGAACAATACGGTACTGATGAAGATATAGCCATGCGTATTATGCAAGCTCGTTCAGAGGGCTTTGCTGAAGACGAAATAATTAACTTCTTACAAGGAGGCCAGTAATGGACGATTCCTCTCTTTATACGGGTGTAGATGGTGAAGGTACATTTGGTAACGAAAAGCCTAACGAGGCAACCAAAGAACTACTTGATGAGCAGAGGCGTATCATGGTTGAGCTTACTCCTAAACTTCAAGACATACTAACTATGATTGAAGCTGAAAAAGACATAACTCTTGATTACATATCTGGTTACGTAGATTCAACCAAAGACAATGATGACCTATTCAGAGCAGAGCTTAAGGCAGCAGGCATGTACCGTAAGTACCTTGACAGTCTAAAGACTAAGTTCGCACTAGCCCTAAGAGAAGCAGAGAACAAGAAATGACCAAAGAACTAGAAACACCGCCAGATTATCAGTTTGATATATCCAACATCCCAACCACTAACAAGATTGTCGAAGCCTACCAAGAGGGTAACTGGCTTATAGGTGTAACAGACATAGGTACGAGGTTCAGACATCACATTCCCTTAGGCAAAAGGCTAAACAAGAAAGGCGACAACTTTGTACTAGAAGACATGGTGGTGAATTAGGGTAGTCCAAAATAGACTATCCTAATTTGCTCCCTTGCAAATGGTTCACTCACATAAGAGTAGAGGTTCGTCACCTATCTAACGACAGCAAACTTTAAGGAGAAAAAATGGACGAAGATAATACTTCAACCGAGGTTGCAGAAGTAACCGAAACGCCAGAGTCAGACCCAGTTCTTGACATACTAAGTGAAACAGAAGACAACGGGGACACAGCGAACTCCGAAGTTGTAGAAACACCAGTAAAACAAGAACCTGAACCTGAGACCGAACCAGAGGTAGAGCCAACCGAAGGAGAAGTTGAGGAAGTCGAAACCCCAACAGACCCTAAAGATGAAGCTCGTAGACGGTACGAAGAACGGCAATCAGCCATTCGTGAACGTGAGGAAAGGGTCGCTAGAGTAGCCAATGAACATATCAGAGGCTCGGAGGATGACAATGACGAACGTATACGAACACTGGAAGCTAAAGACTACAGCAGGCTCGTTGAACACAACGAGAACACACTCATAAATGAGTTTGAAACTGCTAAATCTAAGCCCGCACTTCAAATCTTTAACCCAGATAGTGACGAGTTCAATCAAAGGGCATACGACAAAGCTATCCGCGATTATAACGCCGGCTATGTGCAGTATGACCAGAACGAAAACATTGTAGGGATTAAAGGCTCGCTAATTGAACATTTAACAGAAACAGCGGACTTACTTCAAGGTGCTGTCAAATCTGGTGCTGTTCAACAGGTGAAGGCCGCACGAAAAATGCAAACCAACGCAGATTCAAAACCTGCTGCAACACCAAAAGAACCACAGAAAGACACTATCCTTGACATTCTAATGTCCGACTAATAAGAAAAGGATAAATAAAATGGCACAGTTTTACGCAGCAGCCCACCTAAGTGCAGTTGACGAAAGAGTACATCTTGAGTCAGTTACTATGGGTGAATTTGATGCAAAAAGAGTACGTTTAGACTTTAACGGCAAAAACTCCGTTACCATCTATAACGTAGAAACAGTAGCAGAATCAGACTACACACGTTCAGGCTTGAGCCGATTTGGTGCTTTAGTTGAATTAGGTGTAGGAACACAGACAATGACACTTTCACAGGACAAGTCATTTAACTTTAGTATTGATCGTGGTAACTATGCAGACAGCATGATGGTTACAGAATCAGCTAAAGCTATCAAACGACAAGTTCGTGAAGTAAGCGTGCCTAAAATGTTCTGGGCACTCGCAGGGCAACTTGCTTAGAAAATTACTCTAATTGCTGGAAACTCCCTCAGGGACAATCAGCAGCTAAGATGTATCTTTAACAAATCAACCTAAGACACTCAAGAAGGAGTCTTTATGGAAATATGGAAACCAGTAAAAGGGTTTGCGGTATACGAAGTATCTAACCGAGGTAGAATCCGAAGTTTAGATAAATCAGTACTATCAGGCATTAAGCACAACACTCATACAATTAAGTATGGTCGCACTTTAAAACAAAGCCTGAGACGTAGCGGATATTTTGCAGTAATGCTATACACATCAGAAAGTCGTAAGACAATGAGTGTACACAGGCTAGTTGCAAAAATGTTCTTAGCAAACCCCGACAACAAACCACACGTAAACCACGTAAACGGTGTAAAAACCGACAATAGGTCAAACAACCTAGAGTGGTGCACACCCGTAGAAAACATGCAGCACGCATGGCGAACAGGTCTTAAGCAACCACCAACTCACAGGAAAGAAATACTGTGTGTTGAAACAAAGATTGTTTACCCTAGTAGCACCCAAGCAGCCGAGCAAATAAATAGAGTTAAGTTTAAGAACTCCAAAGATACGCAAGGCATGGCTCGTAAAATAAGAGCATCAGCGACAGGCAAACAGCAAACAGCATACGGTTACCACTGGAAAGACATAAAAGATACATAAAGTTCAACGACTAGTCCGTAAGGACGTAGGGCCAAGTGGCTCGAAATGGGTAACTCCCCAAAAGGGGAAGAAGATATAGTCTCATCTGCATAGTAATATGCAGCAGCGAAAGCGGGTATAGCCTAACGAACTATATTGAAGATAATGGCAACCGATGTATACAACCTAGGAATCTTGACAGCTTATGCTATCACTAACTCCCAAGGTGTCGTTGCAGGAACAGCCGTAGCTAACACTACAGCTTACTCATTGATTCTTGCACAGCAAGCAGCACTTACAGAACTTAAGTACTCTAAGACGGGTCGTTGCCTATGGGTTATCCCAGCAGTCGTCAACCTACTCAAAAGAGACCCTGAGTTCAAGCAAGACTGTGATACTGCATACGCAGACAGCAAAAAAGGTATCGTTGGAATGATTGATGGTCTAACTATCAAAGAAGTTCCTTCAACCTACTTTGTTACTAACTTCCAGTTCATGATTACATGTCCTGAAATTGGTGTAGCAGTAAACAAGTTTGACATGGTACGAACACTCGACAACGATAAAGACGTTGACGGTTGGATTTGCCAGGGTCGCCGTTACCACGACATGTTCATCTTGAACCAACGTGGTACTGGTATTCGTGTTTACACAAAGTCCTAGTATTTAACTAACAACCCGTTATAAGAGAACGGAGAAAATGGAGATTACAATGTTTGAGAAACAAGAAGGTTCTAAGTCTAGTGATGGATTCTATGAACACAAAGAAACTGGCACAGTTGTGCATTTAGTGAACGAGCCTAACTTTGGCACACCACTTACAAATGCCTACATCAAAGCTGGATTCGTATTTGTCGGAGTGGAAGACCCACGACCAAAAGCAGAACCAAAAGAAACCGAGACACCTGTAGTCTCCAAAAAGTAAACTAATAAGAGAAGGAAAACACCATGTTACCAACTGACGGACGAAAATTCGTGAATGTCACATCCAACAAAACCCTTGCTATTACAGATCAAGGTATCGTACAGAACGTAACAGTGGACGGTGTAGTTATAACACTACCCGCTACTGTTGTAGGCTATGTATACACAATCCGTAATGGTGGAGACAACCCAACTGGAACTCCTGCTGGCGCTGTCGATGGCGGTTCTGCACTAGTTACAGTATCTCCTGACGCTGCTGACCTTATTGCTGGAAACGGCTACACGGCAGCAGACAACAAAGATGCTATTAACACCAAAGCCACTTCACGAGTAGGTGATGAAATGAGTATTGTCGGAAACGGTACTACTGGATGGAACATCATACACGTTGACGGAATCTGGGCAAGAGAAGCGTAGTTAGTAAAAGGGGTAGTACACGCCACGATTACAGGGTCATAAGACATGACTGTAACGGTATACATACCACCCCACCAAACTAAATTAACCAATCTCTACTCTGGCAAGATGACATTGCCTTACAGGGTGAAGATTGAAAGGAATATACAATGTTTACAAGAGGACAACTAGCCGAAATATACGCAGGACTAAAACCTATAGCTGCTATGCGGTCAATAACATTTAACTCAGGTGCAGCAAGCGGTAAACTACCAACTAAAGCTGCAATGACTACATCGTTGACAGGCGCTAACAACGATATGGTATTCACTGCCGATGCTACCACTATAGGCGGTAACGACATAACAGTTGAATATTCTACGAGTAACCAACCACCTGGTTCAAATATTGGGGTATCGACTGTCGTAAATGCAATTTTAGTAAACCTTAAAACAAGTGCTGGTGTTGTAGCGACAAGTACGGTTACACAATCCACAGCAGACCTAGCAGACAATGAAACACTAACGATTGGAACTACAGTTTATAGGTTCAAAAGCACTCCAACACTAGCCTATGATGTAAAAATTGGAGCTAGTGCAGCAATAACTCTTGACAACCTCAAGTCAGCTATAAATGCTTCAGGAACTCCAGGAACGGAATACTTTGCTGGTACTCTTATTCACCCGAATGTTACAGCTACGACAAATACAAACACTACTCAAGTAATAGACGCAAAAGTAGTCGGCATAGCGGGAAATCTAATTGCAACTACATCGACTGCTGCTAACTACTCATGGACAAGTACAGTAATGGCTGATGGTCAGGACGTAAACCAGGTTCTATCTCTAGCCAGTGAAGTAAAGACTGCTATTGAGGCTAATACGGCAGGAGCGGCACTTGTCGATATTACTAACTCTGGTGGAGATACGGGTGCGGGTGTGGTTACAATTATGGCAAAGGCTAACCTAACTGGTGGCTCTAGTGGCATAATACCACTCTTTACGGTTACTGGTACTTGTAGGGTAACAGTAGTAGGATATGTTGAAACTACCCTTGCGGGGGCATCGGGAACACTAGTACACGGTAAAACAGGCACTACGAACGACCTGATAACTATACTTACGGGTACTAACATAGTTGCTGGTGCAAGTATAGATGGTACGACTGGTGTTGTAACCAGGGGAACTGCTCCAGCAATTATACCCCTCAAGTCATACTTCGACGGGCAAACAATATTTGCAACGGTAGCCACAGCTACATTGACTGCCGGCAAAATAAACTACCTGGCTTACTATGTGGCTCTAACAGATAATGGGAGCGTTGACCCAACCTAACACTATGAACAAAAGAGAGAACCTTAGACAATACTTTCAAACAGAAGCCACCGCAGCTTCTTCTGATAAGCAGTACCAACAACGGACTGCTCAGTTAGATAACTTTGAAGATACACTCGTCACAGCTTTTAATACGCTGATTAAGTTTCTCGATGGGAAAACTACTAAGACTGAAGTTATGAACCAGCTTAGTAGTATCTCTACACCTGACGTAGATAAGGTTGTTACAGCCGTATCTAAATTAGACGCAGATATACTTGCCAACAAGCTAGACCTGAAGCCAGTTGTTGACGCACTTAACAGTATGAAAAGGGAACTAGGCTTAATACCTAAATCCTTGCCCAAGATACCGGAACAGAAAGATGCACTCAAAGTAACTAACCTAAGTGAGATAAAACTAGACACCTCAGACGTTGTTAAGGCTATTAAAGACCTTAAACTAGTAGCAGAAGCACCGATCATTAACGAGAAAGAAGTAGACCTAAAACCACTACAAAAGGTGATGCTTGATCTACTAAGCGCAGTTAAATCTCAAAAGCCAGTAGAAATACCTAAGTTCCCAGAGATACCAAAGACTGATCTAGCAAAGGTAGAAACTAAGCTTGATACCTCTAACAAGCTACTAAAAGAAATAACCGAAAAGCGTTTTGGTGGTGGAGGTGGTGGAGGTGGTAACGGTACGCCTTATGTCGATAGTACTGGCAAGGCGGTGTACGTTGATTTAATAAACGGTGCAGTACCAACTACATCAGCGGCTGTCATAGAACGCTACGACTATTCCAGCTCCACGTCAATCTATGTCGGAACAGCTTTACCAGGAGTCGCATCAGCTACGGCTTCTTGGACAATTACTAGGTACAACTTAACAGACACCAGTGACGCATCAGCTTTAAGAGCAACGGCAGTCACTTGGACAGGACGGGCAGGTCATTCATATGCGTAAGGGAGATAAATAATGGGTGGATTTAGTATAGTTAAACTCACGGATCCAATACAGTTTACTAACGTAGCAGGTGGCTTAGTACCAAGAGGTGCGTATGTAGGTGCTACTGATTATGGAGTAGGTGATTCAGTAGATTACTTAGGTTCTAGCTATGTGATGTTTTCTAATGCAGTAGCAGGAACGCTACCCACTAACACTACTTTCTGGCAAGTACTTGCTGGTAAAGGTGATGCGGGTAGTGCTGCTCTGGCCACAACCAATGCAGCAGAACTTACCAGCGGTGTACTCGCTAACGCTAGAGTCCAACAAACCAATGTTACCCAACACCAAGCGGCATTATCCGTTACCGCCAGCCAAGTATCGGACTTTGGCGCGTCTGTTAGTGGTAACTCAGCCGTTACTGCCAACACTGCTAAAAACTCCTACCCATCAGGCGATGCAACTAAAGTTGGACATATTACTGTTACACAAGCAGTCAACCTCGACACAATGGAAAGCGATATTGCGACTAATAATGCCAAGGTAACTAACGCAACCCATACAGGCGATGCCACTGGTGCTACTGCTTTAACACTAGCAACCGTAAACTCAAATGTAGGTTCGTTTACTAATGCAGACGTAACAGTAAATGCCAAAGGGCTTATCACCGCAGTATCTAACGGAGCGGGTGGCGGAGGTGGTGGCATATCTGACGGTGACAAAGGCGACATAACTGTATCGGCTTCAGGTGCTACTTGGACTATAGATGCTGGCGTTGTGACTAACGCTAAATCTGCCAACATGACTACTAAAACTTATAAAGGTAGAACTGCTGGAACGACTGGCGCTCCTGAAGATGTAGCAGTGGCAACTCTTAAAACTGACCTCCAACTAGTCAAAGCCGATGTTGGGCTGGCTAATGTTGATAACAC